TGCGTTTAATTCTGCAACCTTTCGTTCTGTATCCGTCATTGCTGCCATTTCATTTGAATTAAGATATGTATCAAAATGGCTTGGCGCGAATAACGTTTTAGGCGTTAAGTGCTTTTCTAGTTTTGTACCTTTCCATTCTCTACATTTTTTATCAATCACGGTTTTAAAATCATCAACGGTATAACCTTCTTTTAGCCGTGATCTAATCGCTTGAATATAAGGCTTAGTTGTAGCCTTGAACTTACTACCCGTTTTTATGTTCAAGTATTCGATAATTTCAAAGTGAGATTTATCCATGTCGTCATGTGAAACATGACATATTGTTTCTTTTCTATTCTCTTCTATTGTGTACTTTTTGCTCTCATTTACTCCCGTTTGTTGGGGTTTTTGCGTACATAAACTATCGTCGTTAGGGGTTTCTGTTTGCAAAAACTGCGGTTTTTGAGGTGTTCCAACTGAACGTCTTTCGTAAAAAAACGATAGTTTATCAACCAAACTTTGCACCCAAATAACCTTATTTTCCCATAATTCGGCATCAATTTTCCCCAAATCAACAAGCGTTATAATGATTTTGTTTGCAATTTCCTCTGTCGTGTGGGTTTTTGCTAACAGAAACTCCCAATTAGAGGGGTTTTTGCAATCAAAAAAATGATTATTTGTGTAGCATAATATCTCTAAAAGCTTGAACCAAAAGGCATAACCGTCATTCCCGTATTTGCTTTCTAAAATAAAAAGCGTGCGTCCTCCTTTTACAAAGTGAGGGAAATATTCTGCTGTTTCTTTAATTGGGCGTCCCATTTTCTTTCTTTTATTTTAAGCCCCAAGCAACCAAGCTAAAGCACAAATGGCAAAAGTTTATATATATAACGCTTCGCCTAGTGCTTGGGGCTAATTAAACACTCTTTGTACGTTTTAATCTTCGGGTTGTTTAGCTTTTAAAGAGGCAATTGTCTTTTTTGATAACCTCCTTATATTTGAGCTTTTGCAACCGCTGTCGGCTTTGAGCATATCGCAAAGAACACCTAGATAACGTACAATTAAATCTCGTTGCGAATTGCTAATCTTTATCATATCATTTCAATAAAAAACGCCTTGCTCCATTGGTTGGAAATGTAAACTCTTTAGCTATGTCAGGGTGTGCAGCTTGGAAAGCTTTTGCGTCAAATTTTGCGCTAGCTTTAGGGGCTTTCCACGTTGCAAGGGTTTGCCCTCCAAAGCTGATTGCCTCTGCATCGCCAAAGCCCATTTTAATTTTGCTCTCAAGAGCCGTTTTGCGTTCCTCGATTTCTGCTAGCTCGTCTTTTACTTGCTTCAACTCGTTGTAGGCTGCAAAAATCTCTTCGTCTACCTCAACAATTTTCCCGTCTGTATGTGTGTTGTATTTTAGTAAAATATCTTGCACATTTGCTGCGGTTGGCTCTGCTTTATTTAGCACATTGTCAATCCAAAATTTGTCTACTTCTTCCACCAACCAAGCGTAAAAATCAGGTACAAAGGCTAAATCTTTATATCCAAATTCTCTACCTTGTGTCAACCAAGCTAAAGAGCCTTGTTTGTAGCCTGCAACGCCCAATTGATATTGCACTTGACAAAACCAATGCTTTGGTATGTCGTCCTCATCAATGCTTTTTTGCGTGGTTTTTATCTCTAAAATGCCTTTATTCTCGTTGTTGTGTGGCATATCCCGCAACCAAAAAGTCCTATCGGGGCTAACTTGCAAATACTTGCGTTCATTGTCCTGTATAATCCAATCACCAGCAGACGATTTAATTACCTGTTGCCCCGTTTCGTCTTGCCAAAACAAGCTCACTGCATCCTCGAGGTAGTGTCCCGCTTTCATTGCGAAATTCTCTTGTTTTGGTGCATCTAAACCAACTTTTCGTCTCCACAATTGGTAAGGGGTTTCAAAGGGGTTTAAGCCTACAATAGTTGCTACCTCACTACTACCAATTCCGCTCTCTCTGTATTTGAGCCACTCGGTTCTATCTTTGGGTCTTATAACTGTATTACTCATCTTTTAATCTCCTATCTATTTGTGCTACTAAAAATGTTATAAGCCTCAACTAGCTTTGTTGTTTCTAAGGCAATTTCTTGCAACGATGCGTTACCTACAAGAGCTTTCAAAAACGATAATTTTACATTGCATTTGTTACCAAAAATCCCCCCCCCGCAAAGTGCAACTTCTTCGTCTTCGCTTGGTTGCGATAATATTACAATTGCAGTTCTATTTTGTTTGTCTTCATCCACCCAGCTTGGGATAATTCCCTCTACGATGTTATCCATTTCGAAAGTTTCGCTATTTACATTTGTATTGAAACGCTTCTTTAGGATTTCCTTTATTTCCTCACGAGTTAAAAACTCTTTTTCTGTTAACTCTTTAATTAATTCTGAAATTGTATTCATATCTTTTACACTTATTATTTGTTATTTTATTGTTGTTGTTTTTCTCCTGTTGCTTGGGCTATTGCTGCCGCTGCTTTGTCGGTTGCTGTTTTAGCTGCTTTTTCGCCCTCTTTTTGCTTCTTAGCCTCAACAGTTGGGCGCACAAAAGTTTCGTTCACCGTTGTTGTTCCCTCGTGTATAGCGTTTGCCGTCGCTCTCAACTCGAACACCATTTCTTTGTCGATTTCCTCTATTTTGGTAATGCTCAAGTAATCGAGTAATTGCTGTTCAGTTACGCCTAATTTGCCAAAATAAGCAATGATGTTTTGACGGCTTGTTTCTAAATCGATGCTTTGCCCTAAAGCAACTTTGCGCACCTCTTTAATAATTCGCTTTGTAACGGCTTTAGGTATCACTGTTAAAACGGCATTTCTAAAAGCAATTGAAGCCGCTGCGTTACCTGTTACAACTTGCATATCTTGCGAAAATGTATATCCTTTTTTCGTCATTATGCTGCGTTTTACCTCCTTGCTAACTGCAAAGTTGGTTTCGAGGTCGTGGCAAATTGCTTGCGCTGTAATCATACGTCCGTCGTTACCAATTATTCTCGTTTGTACACGCAAATTGCCCCACGCTCCAGCAATAATTTCCGCCATTCTAACCGATAAGCCCTCGATGACGCTGTCGTTGCCGTTTGCATCTTTGCGCCTTAAAACATAGAAACAATCCTCCGCTGTCTCTTTATCCATTGTTGCGTAAGTAGCAATTTTATTAAGCGTTGCTGTAACGTCTCTAGGATATTGCTTTGCCGTTGCAATTTGAATGTCAACCTCTGCTCGGTCAATTGCGGTTAACATTTCCACTTGTTTAACTTCGATGATTTCGTTTTCCATTTGTTTTGTTTTTTAATTGTTTAGCCCTCTATTCGCTTCGGGCATTGCGTTTGCATTATCTATTGAGTAACGGGCAAATCTCACGGGCTTTCCCGTTATTTTGCTAATACTTTCTTCCATTACCTTTTTAATTTTAAAACCCTCGTTTCTTAGGTCGCTAATTCGTGAAGCCAATCTATAACACCCAAAATCTCTCAACGCCTCTAAAGCTGTTATCGAGCCTCCACGCAAAAGCAGTTCACGGATTAGCTTCTTATGTGATTGTTCGTTTGTCATTGCTTTTTTATTTTGTTCTTGTAAACGTGTGTCGAAGCCTTGCTATTAATCTCGTCTATTGTGTCGATTTTGTTTTCTAGCATCCAAGCCTCAAGTTCCGATTTCTTAAAATACAACTTGTTATTTTTCTTATAGTGTGGAATTCTCCTTTCACTTGTAAGTCTGTACAATTGTGGTTTGCTTATTCCTGTAAAATGAGCTGCTTCAATTACGCTTAGCACAGCTTTTACACCTGTAAGGGCTAATTCCTCAATTCGCATTAAACGGGCGTTTATATCGCTTAAATTTGCCTCCATTTATTCGCCCTCCAATACGTTTATTTTGTCTATATGTCCTTTTTTGTAAAGGTGTCGACCAACAAGCATACAAGCAATTAAAACCACTAAAGAGGTAAGTTTAATTAATAGCCATTTGCCAAGTGGGAGAGGGGCGTTCGGGTTCTCGTCGCCCGCCAAAACGCAA